TGAGTGAGACGGGTGTGCAGGACAATCCCTGTATCGGTAACATCCGTCATCTGCATGATTGAGATGCCATGCTTAGACAGAGATGGACGGACTGCACTCAGCACCTCGCCAAGATCAGCGTATTTTGACTTGAAGTGTGGGTTAACCCGATTGAAAGATGGGTTCTTCACTTCAGCCTGTGCCTTGGCAAGAGCCGCAGCGATTTCATTGATTGCTTCTGACGTTCTCATTTTGCACCTTTGATGGTTATGGCCCCGTTCGATGCGCGAGATGCAATGATCCCGTGGCCGTATGCTTCCTTGACGTCTGGCTCGATCAATTCCTTGATCAGCTTCTTCGACGATTCATGGGACTTGGCGATAGGCAGCGTCTTGATGAAATCTGACGCAGCTGATGCCCATGCGTTGTTGCCAGTCATATCGACCTTGCGCTCGACGGGGCCGTCATACTTGGGAGCGACAATCACAGGCTCGATCTTGTTCTGGACGCAATACCAAAACTCTTCTTCACGGGATATGAGGCTTTGTGCGTATTCCTCATCCCAGTCGAAGTCGATCTCTTCCCACTTGTGGTTGCCATAAAACACTGAAATGACAGCCGCATCCAAACCGCAGCAAATCATGTTGTGGAACATCTGCGGCTTATACCTTTGGATTACTTCTTCAGCCTTAGCAAACGCGCTTGTGTGTTTCGCATCCCAGACTGCTCGGCCCTTATAGGTCAAGCCGTCAAGAGTGCATCCCATGAACGGATAATCCATGCTGATGCGGGTTTCGTTGATATTGGTGATCACATGACCTGTTTGCTTCTCATACCAATACCGATTGAGCGGCTCAGTAAACAGGCCCATCTGCACAGGCAGGATGTCGCTAAGATCATCTTGCCCAACTTCTCCAATCTTCTGCCGCCAAAGGTGCATGATCTTAACGTCATCGCCACCCATCAAGATATTGGCTTCAGAGCCGCCAATCACTTTCATCCGGAACTCTTGCTGTTCCTTGGTTAAACCGAGTTGCATGTGTCACTCTCCAAAATGCGCTTTGTAAATAATGGTCAGTATGTATGCAGCTATGCTGACAGCCGCACCAATGATCACTCCAAAGATGAAGTCACCCGTCATCCCGCACCTGTGGGATTTCCATACCCAGCTTTTCAAGAAGCGTTTCCTTGGGGCCATTCCACATCAAGACAGCTTCCTCATGCGCCGTCTCACCAGCGTAGGGAACAGTGTCAATCAAGATGTGCAGGGCTGTGCGGTTCAGCGTTGGCATTTCGTGGATCTCGACCCGAACGTCCTTGACGTTCATAAAATGTGTCGTTGCCATGTGGTTTTCTCCAGTTTTTTCATATCGCGGGGTTGCGATATATTTTTTTTATGCTAGTTTAATTCTTAAATCAAGTGCCTTTTTACGGAGGGGGTCAAAAATGTTTTACATCGTGGAAAATTTGTTTTGGTCGATCATCTGCTCAGGCATGGTGTTTGGGATCTTTATGACCCTCGACAAAATATCGCAGCAGCCAGTGTGCAAAGGGGCCGTTCAATGGACATCGTTGATAAACTAAAGGACTCTTATTCTTTCTTAGGAGATCCCCTGCACCGAGAGGCATGGGAGCGGATCGAACGACTGGAGACTGTTTTGGGGGTTTGTTCTGAATATCTGGAGCGTTATGCCGATGTCATCGACGGTGATGACGGTATCCCAGAGCCTAATGAAGCAGCGATCCTGTGGGGCCGTGTCCGTGTCGTGTTGGAATGGAAGGGAAACGATGTCTGGATTCCAGAGTAAGCGCAAATCAGCAAACCGATTCGGTGTTGTTGCGCCAGAGCTGCGCACGTTAGACGGCCATGTGTTTGCATCCAAGAAGGAGATGACGCGCTACGCCGAATTGAAAGTTGGTATCCGAGCGCAGATCATATCGGATCTTGAGTTGCAGCCTAAGTTTCCGGTGATGCTGCCCAGCAAGGATGGAACCAAGGAAGGCTTGTTCTGCACCTACACGGCAGACTTCCGCTACAAGAAGGATGGTGTCGAGGTGATCGAGGAGTTGAAATCCTCTGGAACGGCCAAGGATGCAGCCTATCGGTTACGCAAGAAGGCTGCTGAGATGTATCACAATATAAAAGTATCGGTGTTGATCAAATGACAGAGATTGATGTGTTGACCATCTTGATGGCTGCGCCGCTGTTTGTCACCCTATGGGTGGGTGCGGCAGTGCTGGTGAAGATTGTTGTAACAAACTGGAGGAAGCTATGAACGGCGAGATGTTCAATGAAGACAAGATGATCGACCTGAAGGAGCGGACGAACCTACTGAAAGCCGTTTCCGAAATTGCCAAAGCAACAGAGGAGATGCCCCATCATCTCGTCATCGAGGCTTGCCTGATTACGATGGTGTCTCTAGTTGCCACAACGATCCCGCCGCAGAAGCACCAAGTTGTCATCACCAGCTTGGGCCAGACCATGCGCAAGATGTTGAAAGAGTGCAGCGTGACCATGCAGCAATGAACAAGGAAGAGATTGTTGCTCGTCTCAAGTCCGATATGGAGCGCAACCCTACCTTTGCTGGTCGGGTATGGTCTGATGACTATGTGCGCGTTTGGATAGCAGGGGAAATTGCTTTGGGTGAATTTACCAAAAACCTACCCTCATTCGAGACCAAGTTTTTTGGTGATGGCGGAGAGGACTCTTTCGTCATGATTGAAGGCCGTCGGTATACGATCAACGTCAAGACCAGCAAAAAACCTTACAACCTTGTCGCCGAGCCTAAGCGCAACAAGGCAGACATTTACTGTTTGGCTCGGTATTTCGTTGAAACAGACAGGGCAGTCCTTCTTGGCTGGCAGTGGGGGAGCATCCTACACAAGACCGAGCCTAGAAAGCTGGCAGACAATGGTGTTCCTTTGCACACCTTGCCGCAGCACGAACTAAGAGACATGCAGATACTTCAGGAGAAGATAGATGGCTGAAGTTGAGGATATGGGAACCACCAAACGGGGGAGGCTATCACCAAGGGTAAAATTATCAATCTGGGAGAGAGAGCATGGCAAGTGCATGATGTGCGAAGTCAAGCTCAGGCCGGGCAAATTCATCTTTGAGCATGTCCGCGCTTTGGAACTAGGTGGGAGTGATACTGAAGATAATGTGAGGTTAACGTGTCTAGGATGCGCAACGGAAAAGACGAAGGTGGACCACCAGACGGCAGCGAAAGCCAAACGCCAGAAGGTGAACACTCTTGGATTAAAACAGTCACGGACGCCGCTTCCAGCTGGGAAGAACAGCAAATGGAAACGGAAAATGAATGGACAAGTCGTTCTAAGAAGGGAACAGGATCAATGAACACTCAAGATATTTTGGTTACAGCACAGCAGACAATCAATAGTCGGGGCAAGGACTACGGTGATCTTAAAACCAATTTCACCCGCGCTTCTATCATTGCCAGCGTGACCACCAACAAAAACATTACGCCTTATGATGTTGCGTTGATCCTGTCAGCCGTCAAACAGTCCCGATTGGCCCATGACCCTAGTAACCAAGATTCTTGGGTTGACTCTGCCGCCTACCAAGCTATTGCAGCTCAACTCGTCAATACGCCAAACCGGACGAACGATGCGTTCGCCGCAGAGGTCGAAGCTAAACTGAATGAGGTTCAAAACAATGCTACAGCTTAATCCATCAATGCCAGTCAAAACACCAAACGGGGAGGCAACCGCCATTCTTGTTATCAATCATGGGTCTCAGCTGCCCTTGGAGTGGCTGGTCATTAATAACGCCACAAAGGAGTTCGAGTCATGGCGCACCCAAGATATAAAGTATTACGTCGAGCCATCTGCGCCATCATGGTTGGATTCATCACCTGTGGATGTTCCTATGTCGTCTACGACGGTCAGAAGCACCACCGTGATCCTTTAATTAAACCTGAAAGCATACCCAAAGATGCACAAGCTAGATCTCGAAACCGTCCGTAAGGCTCTAGACTTAGACCCTACTGTCACGCATATCCGAGATTATCTGGCTCTCTATGATGCGTTCGGTGTCGCAGCCTTCTGTGTCACCGATGCAAAACCACACATGAAGGGATTAAGCCGTCAGGCCGTATCCAAACGGCTCCGCGATCTTTGCGGGGCTGGGCTTGCTAAACGACAGCCAACAGAGCCTAAAAAGGCATCCAGAGGCCGTCCAGTTTACTTTTATGTCCTAATCGAGTTATAATGCACTCAAGGCATAGCCTATAATGCGCAAAACCCCCGTCGGGCGTATCCTGACGGGGGTTTATTTTTATCTGCTGTAGGCTTCCTTCAGCCTTTGCAATGGGGACTTCTCGACATCCTTTGCCGAGTTGATGTAAGCGCGGGTTGCGTTCATCTGCTCTCTCATCATGTCCTCGATGTCAGAGATCTGCTTCTTCTTCGCCAAGGGGGACAACTTATCGTCCCCCTTGATGTGGTCGATGTCCTCACGGTAATCGTTCAGGATCTTGTCATTCTTCCGAATGATGTCGGGAAGGCTGTTCTTGCGAACAAGGTTATTCCCCCGTGTCTGGATGCCAAGTTCCTCAGTGAGCTGGTTGACCTTGCGCTCCGCAGCTGGGCTACCAGACGATGCCGCTTCTTCCCACGCATTATTGAGCAGCTGCTCCTTAGCAAAGATCTCTTTGCGCTTGTCGTAGTAAGCACCTTCACTAATGTTGGCAGACTTTGTGACAATACGCCGAAACAATGGAGACTCTTCCATTGGGGTCGGAATACCTTCAAGCCCATCCGCAATGGACTTGTATGTCCGTTGGACAAACTGACCCGTCTGACCAGCAAGGCTTTTTGCCCAGTAGTCGATGGTTCCGGGGTAAAGGTCAACCTTGCCCTTCTCAAACTCATCGCCGCCCGTAATGCGGTTTAAGTAGCTTGCAAGATCAACAGTCCAGTTTGGAGTTTTGCTGGAATATTGCTCGGATGCTGGCTTCTCAGCGTTCTTTGTCCCCGGCTCTGGGTGGATACGGTTCCCAAAGGAATCCTTGTTCACCGCAAGCTGAACAACAGGAAGCACGAACCAAGGCAGGATTGCGGACCAGAATGAACCTTGGCTTGCGGGGTTGAAGGAATCAACCGCGCTTGCGGCAATGTTAACAGCAGCATCTTCTGGGGTCATATTGCCAGTTGCCACAGCCGCCATGTTATCGCCGATGTTCCAAGCCGACTTGAGAAGGAAGCCCAAATCAAACTTGTAGAAATTGCCGTCTTTATTTTTGACTGGGATGATGACGTTCCTTGAGCGTTCCCAGCCCTTGACCTGAGTGTAGTAGGTGTTCTTTCCGGGGTCATTCTCATCGTCATCGTTCATCCAAACGCCAAGTAGACCGGTCAGGAAGGCCATGAAGATTATGCCATACAGAGCGCGACGGAACCGCTTGGACATCAAGAACCGAGCGAAGTTACGGATACCGCCAACACTAGCCGACAAGAACGGCTTGATGGCGTTAAGGCCCGGCATCCATGCGCCCTTCTTCTGGAAGTTCACAGTGGCATTAAGAGACAGATCCGCAGCCTTGCCTTGGGTGTAACCGCCCTTACGAGCTGCGAGATAGACGGCAAAGCGGACGGTGCTTTCAAAGATCTGGTTTGTCTTTTCCAGAGCAGCAATGGTCAGCCGGCCAGACTCCATCATGCCATGCACAAGTTTTTGATTAGTGGTCTTTTTGTCGTAGAAGGCTTTGAACATTTCACGGCTGATTTTGCTCTGAACCTTTTCCAAGTTTTCAAAGCCGCCATATTCCATGCGGCCACCGCTCAAGATCCACTCATCATAGAGAGCTTTGTCTTGTGTGCTTAACCCGCCAACCGTTTCAGCCTTGGCAATGATCTTTCCTGCGCCAGCCAGTTCAGTCATAAAGTTGGTGGCGAACCCTTCCTTTGTCCCATACAGGGCAATCATCGCGTCCTGAACGTCGCGTGGGAAGTTGGTCAGGAAGAAGTCTGGAACCCATGCCGTGTTGATCTTCGACATGAAGCGGCCAATCTCAAACGTGAATTTGGCTAGCTTCGATGGCGAATCATTCGGAAGATTTTTCAACGAACGAACCAAACGAACCATCGAAGGGTTCTCTTCGTTGAACACAATGTAGCGGCTTTCACCACTGATCTTGAACGGAATGGTCATCTCATCCCGATAGATGCTGGTGTCAGGACGCTGACGAACAGTGCCATCTGCCGCAAGGTATTTGACCATCGGCATGTTCTTGCTGTCGAGGATCTCCGCAAAGTTTATGTTTGGATTGTTTTTGATTAGGAGATAAAGAGCGCGGTCAACCCTGTTCTTTTCCTGACGAACGATGCCATCCATGCGCTGCTGGATCAGGTTCTGGAATGGATTATAGGCTCTGCTTTTGCGGCCCATAGATACCTTATATTCCTTGCCTGATACGCTGAACCCAAACCCTCGGCGAAGGCTACGAGCATTTACTTCTGCACTTGCATCCTGTTCAGCATAGCCGCGCAAAGGAACATAGAAATCATACCCACCTTCGTCGTAAGGTTTTGTATATTCGTCGTATTGATCCTGTGTCAGAAGTCCTGCTGCTAACCGCTCATTCAAGTCATTTTCAATCAATGGACGAATATAGTCCCTGTCCAAAATGGACAGCGTTTTATATAGACCCCTCTTTTTCAGGTCATCAAGAATGTCTTGAGCGTCATCATTCTCCATGCCAGAGCCGCCATGAGGGAACCTGACGGGATCACGCTTTGCCATTTTAGCATTGCGCTCTGGAGCGTGACGAGCATACACGAACTCGACAAGATCAGCTTCTTCGATCTTCAGTTTTGCCATCTCATCCAGCAATGGCTGAAGCTCTTTGTCCCAAACCTGTTCCTGCCGAGCGATAACCCGATTGTTGAACAGACCAATAGACATTTCAACGTCCATTGTCTCAGGCAACTTAGAGCCACGCGCCTTCTCAATGGCACGTTGGATCATGGAGATGTCGTTATACTTATTAACGAGGCCATACAGCAATTCAGATTTAAGAGTGTCCTCGTGGACTTCGTAACGAGACTGCGCCTTTTTCTTTTGACGCAATGCCATGTAGGCAAGATCCGATGTCTTGACGCCCATCTTATCGGCCATGACATCGGCTTCCATGTCCAGACGATCAGCCATGCCGCCGACATAGAAGTCATTGAAGATCGAGTCCATGCTCTTCTTGCCGAACAGCTTGTTCACGACATTGCGGAACCGGCGGTAGGTCAGCCAGACTTTGCCGAACACTTCGTAGGAAGCGCGACCCATTGCGACATTGCGGATCTGATCATCAGCCTTGGCTCCGAACATGCCCATCGCATAGGCATCTTGCTCTGATGTTGACAGAGCTTCGATCTTTTCGACAGGCACACCATAATACTGAGCAACAAGGCGATTGTTATCTGGCCGAGCGTCAGCGATTGCCTTGCGCTCTGCTGGTGTCAGCTTGTCCTCAAGGGAGTGCCATGCTTCATGGTATGTCGCATCAGGGAGCGATGCACCATGCTCAAGGCTTGTGGCCAGATAGATTATGTTGGTCAGGCGATCATGTGAACCGGAAGCAAGATCATCCAGCTCACCACCGGAATCCATGCCAGCCTGTGCGTCTGTGATTTTGATCTGATCCACAAACTCCACACGGGCCTTCTCGCCCAGTGTCCGTTTGATGATGCCTTCAAACTCTTTGTAGGCTTCAGGGATCACATGGGCTGTTTCGGTTTTAAGCGCAGGACGTAATACCGAATATGACGTTGGTTTTAGATCAACTAGCTTCTGAAATTTTGCACCAAGATCAATAAGACGCTGGAATATTTCGTCCATTTCAGGTCGATCAGCGCGTAAATATCCAGACTGCATCTGGCCACCAAAAGAACTAAATCCTGATCCCATTAACCCTAACAATTTTTTATCAAGATAATATTTACCGCCTCTTGCCTTCGCGGCAGAAACTGTAATTACAAAATATCCACGTTCTTCTTTGATATAAACAGGCGCTTCTTCACGACTTGCTATTGTTTTTTTAGGTTGAGAATTGATAGCCTCCCTAAGTTCT